TGCGCCCCTGAATCGATCGGCAGCGCACCGCCTTGTCGCCACGGGTCGGAAACTGCTGCCTGTTGACGTAGACCCGCCGCTCCCGCATCCGCTTTTCGAGGAACGGCCCAACGCCAGACTTGATCTGGCCGCCCTCTTCCGCCCACGCCAGTGGGCGATATTTTTCCACCAGATTGCAGAACGCCTCGACCCAGATGTCCGATGACTTCTGGCCGCGCCACACATCGAGCAGATAGAGATTGTTGAGGTGGTCGACGCCGAACACGACATGCACGGTGTAGTCGCCGCCGTTCATGGTGACGGCGTAGTCGGACGCGCCGTAGGTCCGCATGAATTTGACATCGGGCATGATGTCGAGCGGCTTCAGCCACTCCTCGCGGAAGAAATCGCCTTCGTCCGGCGCCGGCTCCTGCTGGTACAGCGCCGACCAGATCCGCGGCGGCGTCGTCAGTTTCAGCTCGTTGAGTTGCGCGCCGTAGCCGTACTCGTCGTCGCTCCACAAAAATTCGCCGACGCTGCGGCCGAGCGCATCGTCGACCTTGGCTTCCGCCGGCAGGCTCAACACTTCCCAGTGCTGATGATTGAGCGCGCGGCCGGCCAGGTCGTCTTCATGCCAGCGGGTCTGGATCAAGACCTGTCGTGCATGCGGCACCAGCCGGGGCCGGAAATCATTCAGATACCAGTCCCACAGCCGGTCCCTGATCAGCAGGCTGTCGGCGTCCTGGCGCGATCGGATCGGGTCATCGATCAGGCCGAACAGCGCGCGGAAGCCGGCAATGCCGACGCCCGCGCCGGCCGCCATGTATTCGGCGCCGGTCTTCAGCGCCCAGCGCCCGACCGCCTGATTGTCCTCGACCGGTTCGAGGCCGAGGATCGACTTGTTCTCGGCGACCAGATTGCGGACCCGGCGGCCCCAGCGCTCCGCCAGTTCGGTGGTGTGGCTGGCGGCCAGCACCTGCGCGGTGGGGATCTGCGCCATCAGCCATGGCGGGAACAGGATAGAGGCGTAGGTCGACTTGGCCGAGCCCGGCGGCATGAACACCGCGAGCCGCACGATGTCGCCGCGGGCGACCGCTTCCAGTTTCTCGATCAGCAGGCGCTGATGCTTCGCCGGTTGGTACCCATTGGCCTCGCACCACGTTTGCAGATGGGAACGGACCCGCTTGCGCCAGAGAATTTCCGACGCCGCATCGCCCGCCGAGATCAGCGGCAAGTTTTTCGAAACTCCAAGGTCGAAGTGATTTCGACAGGTCGCAATGATTGCGACCGCGTCATCGCGGTGCTATTGTTTCAACGGCTGTGAAAGGAGACCAAGATGGTCAGGAAGAGAACCGATACGGGCGGGTGGTATCACGAGCCGCCCTATACCGAGGAAGAGGAGGATATGATCTACCGCGGCATGGATATCGATCGGCCGGTCACAGTCCTTCGCGGCCCTTCTTCAGTTCCGCCGTCCCCGCCGCGTACATCGCCGCCAAAACCGGCAAAGCGATAGTCCCCTTCTTCAACGCAGCTTCCAGACGATCGATTCCGCCCGGCCCTTCACCAAGAATGCGCCGGGCGTTTTGTATATCCTCGCGCGGCGCGCCCCACTTCGACGCCCACGCCTCGTCACGCTGCAGCTTCGCCAGCGAACGTTCGGCAATGTAGGGATTGTTGTTGAAGGCGGCGCGGATTTCCGGCGTCTTGTTGACGTAGTCGAGCATGTGCCGTGTGGCTTCACCGGACCCGACGCCTGCGGGCCATTTGTCGGTGTAGTCGATGTAGCCGCCTTCGGAGCGGACGCGATACGGCGAACCAAATTGATCGAACTCGCCCTGCTTGAGGCCCTTGCCGAGCGCCTTGCCCTGCGCCTCGCTCATCCCGTTGTAGAAATCGGTCGAGGTGATGCCGTGCCCGGTGTCGACCACGTCGTTCATGCCGTAGGGACCGGCCCTGTTTTGCAGCGCCAGCATTTCCGCCGGGGTGGATGCGCCGCTGCGCGGGAAGTACAGCGAGTTCATTTCCTTCAGCGGACCACCGGTCCAGTTCTTGTGATAGGCGGAAGCATTCTGCGCATCGACGTAGCCCCGGAAGGCTTCGCTGGCGTCCATCAGGGCGCGATCATGCGCCGTCAGGGTCTTGAACGGCTCGCCCTTCGACTGCGCCGTATTGAACGTCACCAGCGGTCGCGCCACTTCGCCGGGGTTGTTTTCGATCACGCCTTCGGGCGTCTTGTAGTGGCCCGTCATCGGCTGCGACGGGCGCACGGCCATGAAGTTACCGGTGCCGGGCACGCCAAGCCCCGAATAGATCGCATCCCGGCCACCTGGGGCGGTTGCCCATGTCGAAGCGGGATCTGCAGCGTAAGCCGTGCGCGCCGCCTGATCGGCCCCCACAGACCCCGGCAGATGCCCGGTGACGCTGCCGGGCTGTGCTTCAAAGGTCGCGTAGGCGGTATGGCGCGGGAAAAAATCGGCAATGGTCTTGTTGGCGCGCTGGAACGCTTCCTCGTAACTGAGCTTAAACGTACCGTCCTCGTTCTTGCCGCCCCTCTCCTGAATATCCAGTGCCTTCTGCCGCACCCAAGGCGCGGCCTGCAATTGCTCGCCGGTCCAGTTGTCCCGGCCATCGAGCTTGCTGCGGTTGGCGCGATCCACCGCGAGCGCGGTTTCCATATCCATGAAGGTGTGACCCGCCGGTCCAACTGATCCCTTCTGCGGTTCGCCCGAGACCTCAGTGTATCCGAAATTTCTCAGGTGCCGGAAATCGTTCACGCCGGTCGCGCCCGGCGGCAGCGGCTGATTCGGGTTGACCAGTCTGGCATATTCGCCGGTCTTGTCGCCTAGCTGGTAGAGCGAGGGATCGTTCTCGGCCAGCGCATCCATGTGCGCTTCGTGCTGCGCCGGGCGCGCGGCCTTGACCGGCATGCCAGCAATGGCTGCGTTGCGTTCCTTGACGGTGAAGTGCGTCTCGCTGCCGGGATCGACACCAGCGGACCACTGGCCATGCTGGTTGGAGTTCCACAAATTGCGCAGCGGATCGCCCCCGGTGACCTCATCCTGACCGGCGCGATAGCGGTCGTACCAATCGCCGCCACGGGGGTCTTGCGCAACATACTCATCGAAGGCCTTGCGCCGCGCGTTGAGGTCTTGCTTGGAGACGAGGTCGCGCGGGCCTCCGACATAAAAACCTTCGGACTGGTCGCCCGCCTTGATCAGATGCGGCTGGGTGCGTGCAATGGCGATGGCGTCCTCGACCGGCAATCCCCGGATGCTGGGGATGTCGGTCGATCGGACGGCCGGCTTCGGTCGCGGCAGATCCTGCGCCCATGTTCGGGCGGGTGCTTCAACGGGCGCAACTGCGGCAGGTATGTCCGCGAGCGGCGTCAGCTGCATGTCCGGCGGCGGCATGTTGTGGCCGACCGGCGGCGGCGGGATGTCATCGAACGATGGTCGCGGCGGCAGGCGCCTCACCCGGCCGGCGCCGAGCAGCATCTCGCCGGGGGCCGCCTCCGCGGCCATCGGACCGCCCGCCAGCAGCATCGCGGCATCGGTTGCCGGACCTACCGCCTGCGACTGATAGGAAGGATCGTAGCCGTAGCTTTTCAGATGCTCGACGTCGGCAGTAGCGCCCTCGATCGCGCGCTGCGGGATGCCCGGCACCGCCATGACGAGCCTCGCCAGCGGGTCCGTGATCGGCGCGTTGGCGCCATAGGCTTCCGGCATCGCCGCGCTGACGCCGCTCCAGTCCCAAGGGCTGGCAGGCGTCTTGCTCGACTGCGGCGGCCCGATCATCGCCAGCAGCTGCAGATAACGCTGGGTAGCCACATCCGGTGCGGCGTAGCGGGGGCCGAGGACGGACAACGATTCTGTCATGGGCTCACTGCATATTCACGGCTTGCCGAATCTTGTGATCCACCTCAGACACCAGGCGGTCGGGCTCGTAGGTGGGGCTGCGCATGGCGCTCATGACGAACACCGAGAACAGCGCGCCCATCACCTCGCCGGTCGTGACGTGGTCTTCCTGCTGGCAGAAGGCGGTGATGGCGGCGTGCAGCTCATGCACCAGCTGCACGATCACTTCCTCGCGGCCCTCATCGTCGTCGTCGTCACGCGCCGTCATGGAGATTTTCCTTCGGGGTCCGGCGCCTGCGCATCAGCTCGCGCTGGTAGGCATTGCGATCGAACCGGGGTTTATAATCCGGCATCGCTTCCTGCTTCATGTCTTCCGGCGTAAAGCGCCGCGCTTCGCACTGGAAAACTTCACGCCCTTGGTCTTGCGCAATAATTGCGGGGCCTTCTTCTTCAGGTTGGCGATCAGCGCCTTGGTTTTTTTCTGCATCGGGCTTCTTCTGCGGTGGCGGATCGAACTCCAGGCACTTGCCGGGCGGGTGATATTCGCCGCAGAACAGGCAAAACGACTGCATATCCGAGTTCCCTAACATTCGAAATTTTTGCGACTTGAGATCTGGCGATTTTTTTGACCCGTGATAGGCTGGCCGCAGGGAGACTCGCCATGCAATCAGAAGAACTATCGGAGCCTGAGTTCCACGCGGCGCTGCACGCCCTGATGCGACAGCTCAGTGCCACCGTCAGGCAGGGGCTGCGGCAGCTTGAGCATCCAAGGCAGCGCGGCCTCGCCTGCGAGGTGGTCGCACTCAGCACGATGCTCGCCGCCGCCCACATCATGGCCGAGGCCTATTACCAGGACACTGGCGAGAAGGTCTGCGAGCAACAGGTGATGCGCGCGATGATCTCCACCTGCATGGCCCATCTCGATGGGGCGCCCCAACCGAAATTGAACTGATGACCGAATCCATCAGCGACAAGGCGCATTCATGAAATATCTGATCTGGTCGATTGAACATCGGGGATGGTGGAAGGGCAACCGACACGGCTACACCACGCGCACCGACAAGGCCGGGCAATTCCACTTAGAGGACGCCCTACAGATTTGCGAGAACGCCAACCGGGTCAAGACCGAGGAAATCATGGTTGAAGCGCCGTCGCGCGCTCAGATCGCGCTCGATATGGACTATCCTGATCGATGAGAACACTGGTCCGCATCACAGCCCCGCACTTCGTCGCCGGGCTTGAGACCGATGGCGTGGTGCGCAGGGCGGCTCCGATCCTCGCCTACATGGTGGGCTGGTCCGACGAGGACGTTCGGGTCCATGTTCGACAGGCGGGCTGGAAGGCCAGCGTCATCCCCACGCACC